GAGTATATGACTAACATTGCAAGAGCCACACATGAGAAATTAATATCTCAAGGTTTTGACGCTGCAATTGATGATCCAGACAATGCTAGAGGCGCACAAGCTTATTATGCTGAAATAGACAAAACAATGCGTCAATTCTTTCCAAACAATTTTTCAGATCAACAGGCAAACGTCCAACCTGTTGCCCCTGCGTCCAATGGACGGTCAGCTACCAAAAGTAACGGACGGAAAAAAACTGTTCAGTTAAATCCTGGACAGGTCGCTATGGCGAAAAAATTTAATATCCCATTAGAAATAATGGCAAAAGAAGTGTTAAAACTTGAACAAAAAGGAAATTAGGAATGTCTGATCGTACTAGTCGGGAGTCGCAAACCCGTGAAAAACAAGCGAGAGTAGATAATTGGACACCACCTAATACACTACAGGCTCCTGAAGCACCTGTTGGATTTAGGCATAGATGGATTCGTGAATCTGTCATGGAATACGATGATCGTAGCAATGTGCATAAAAAAAGAAGGGAAGGATACGAACTCGTAAGAGCAGAAGATTACCCTGACTTTGATGCTCCTGTTATTGATGAAGGTAAAAATGCTGGCGTAATTGGCGTTGGTGGACTTGTTTTAGCAAGGATACCTGAAGAAATTGCGGTACAACGTGACTCACACTATAGAAAAGTCACAAACAGACAAATGGAAGCTGTGGATAATGATTGGATGAAAGAATCAAATCCAATGATGCCAAAGCAAAAACCGCAACGATCTACCTCTGTGAGCTTTGGCTCTCCAAACAAGGTAGCTGAAAATTAATGGAGTAAAAAATGGCAAATAAAGATGCCTCTTTTGGTCTACGCTTATATAGCGCAGGCGGTGGTGCGGCTCCTGCAAACCTACAGAATAAATATAGAATTGCTTCCAGCTATGGCACTGCAATTTTCCAAGGTGATCTCGTAAAAGTTGTTACCGCTGGAACTATTGAGCGTGTGGCTGCTGGTGGTTCTGGAACTATTCTAGGTGTGTTTAATGGATGTCGTTATACAGACCCCACAACAAGCAAAGAAACTTTTTCAAATAGCTATCCAGGCTCAATAGCCGCTTCTGATATTGAAGCTTTTATTATTGATGCCCCATTAGCACGTTTTGAAATTCAAGCAGATGATACATTTCCTGTAGCTGATCTGTTTGGAAACTTTGATATTGTAGATCAATCACCTGTTGGAGACACCTCTTCTGGTATTTCTCGCATGGAGCTTGATGTTACAACTGGTGCAACAACTGGAACATTGCCATTAAAAGCACTCGATATATCTCAAGACCCTGAGAATAGCGATGTTTCTTCTGCCAATACAAATGTTGTTGTTATTATTAACAACCATCTGTATGCCGCTGGCACAGCAGGCTTGGCATAAGGAGGCTAGATAATGGCTATTTCAAGAGCGCAACTGGCTAAAGAACTAGAGCCAGGTCTTAATGCCTTATTCGGTATGGAATATGCTCGTTATGAGGCACAACACGCAGAAATCTTTGACACTGAATCATCAGACAGAGCGTTTGAAGAAGAGGTAATGTTGGTAGGTTTCGGCAACGCACAAACTAAGGCAGAGGGTGCTGGAGTTAATTTTGACTCTGCTTCTGAAGCTTACACTGCAAGGTACACACATGAGACAATTACTCTTGCGTTTGCTTTGACAGAGGAAGCTGTAGAAGATAACCTTTATGATCGTTTAGGAGCAAGATATACTCGTGCATTAGCACGTTCTATGGCGCACACTAAACAGATTAAGGCAGCGGCTGTTTTAAACAATGCGTTTGATAGTAGTTTTGCAGGCGGTGACGGTAAGGAGCTTTGTGCGACTGACCACCCACTAGCAGGCGGAGGTACATTCCGTAATGAGCCTTCAACAGCAGCAGACTTAAATGAGACTTCATTAGAAAATGCTTTAATTGATATTTCTACATTTGTTGATGAGAGAAATATGATTATTGCTCTTCGTGGTATGAAGCTTATCGTTCCACCACAATTACAATTTGTGGCTGATCGCTTACTTGAGTCTACTCTTCGTGTAGGTACAGCAGATAATGATGTAAATGCAATTCGTAACATGGGAATGTTACCAGATGGTTACACTGTTAACCATTTCTTAACAGACCCAGATGCTTTCTTTATTAAGACTGATGTTCCAAACGGATTTAAGTTGTTTGAAAGAACACCTATGCAGACAGGTATGGAAGCTGACTTTGATACAGGAAATATGAGATATAAGGCTCGTGAGCGTTATAGCTTTGGATTTTCTGATCCTCGTTGTGTTTTCGGTTCACCTGGAGCATAATAAAAAAACGCATATTTCTCCTAAAAGGGCGACTTCACAGTTGCCCTTTTTTGTTGTATGATCAATTAAACCTTGACTGCAATTAAGCAGACACTAGCCACGACAAGGAGATTTATATGGCTAACACAACTTTTCAGGGCGTAGTACGCTCATATGGTGGTGGTATTAAAGGTACTCACACACCTGTTCCTGTAACGCAAAGCGTTCAGATTTCTTTTGACCCAACTGCAACTTCAGCAACAAATGTTCGTATTGGAACATCGTCTTCATCTGGCGAAACATTAACTTTGCCTGCTGGTGCTATTCCAATTTCTCTTTTAAGTATTGGTGGAGCTGCTGGTGGTAGTAGTCCTACAGTTGATATTGGAACTTCTGCTGATCCAGATGGTTTGTTTAATGAGGTTGATTGTGATACCAAAGGCACATTAAAGGGTGCTGATGGTGCTTTGGCTGTTGCTGGAGGTCTAGCTGCTGATGCTACTGTCACAGGCATGAAAGGCTCATCTGCTGCTACTAGCGGAACATTCACAGGCATCCTTACTTATGTGATGGCTAATAATAGCGTAGAATAAGGAGGCTAACATGGCTGGTCCAGTAAGAGCCTTTAATTTTGCTCAAGGAAGTAGTGCGGCTGTAGTTGGTCCTGCTCGATCAAGAATACGTCAGATTATAATATTTGCTGATGCTGCTGGTGCTTTTACCATAAAAGATGGAAGTGCAAGTGGAGAAGTGTTGCTTACACAGACTTTTCCTACAGGATTACATCATCTAAATATTCCTGATAATGGGATTATAGCCACAGGTGGTGCGTTTGTTGCTGCTTTTACTGGTTCTAGTAATCAGTTGACGATATTCCTGTCGTAGGTAAAGCCTATGGCTAGAACGAGAGATAAACAGCCGCCAAAAACAAAAAAGTATTTCCGATCCACTAAATCTGGGGCAGGAATGACTAAAGCTGGTGTTGCTCGTTACAGGCGAGAAAATCCAGGCTCTAAGTTAAAAACGGCTGTTACAGGTAAAGTAAAGCCTGGTAGTAAGGCTGCAAAGAGGCGAAAGTCTTTTTGCGCCCGTTCTGCTGGTCAAATGAAGAAATTTCCAAAAGCAGCTAAAAACCCAAATAGCCGTTTAAGACAAGCAAGAAGAAGATGGAAGTGTTGATGAAAGCTGAAGACGTACTAAAGCAACTTGAAAAACACGAAGAAGAGTGCAACAGAAGATATGCTGATATTCAAGAAAAATTAAAGAATCTTGATAATCGTATGTGGGCTGTCATGGTTCTTATTGTTTTAGCAGCAGGATTGGAGCAGTTAATATAATGGCTATCGGTAGAAGCCAAATGTCTAAACAAGTTTCCAAAGGAGGCAGAAAAAAAGATCCTAAAGTGGGAACGGGAAAAAAACCAAAAGGTTCTGGCAGAAGATTATATACGGATGAAAACCCTAAAGACACTGTTCGTATAAAATTTGCAACTCCTTCTGATGCTAGAGCTACTGTTGCAAAGGTAAAAAAAATTAATAAACCTTATGCCAGAAAAATACAAATATTGACTGTTGGTGAACAAAGAGCCAAAGTCATGGGTAAGTCAGAAGTTGTAGGTATATTTAAAAGAGGGAAAGAAGCTTTAAGAAGAGGTAAAGAAAATGCCAGGAACAAATAAATTAGTTTATTTTAAAAAAGGTGGTAAAGCCAGCGCAAAAAGCAAAGGCTCTAAAATATGCCCAGAGGGTAAGGCATGGGCAAAACGTACCTTTGATACTTACCCCAGTGCATATGCAAATCTTGCTGCTTCAAAATATTGTAAAGATCCAAACTACGCTAAGAAGTCAAAAGGTGGCAAACGGAAGGGTAGGTAATGGGTGAGCTTAAAAAATGGCTAAAACAAGATTGGGTAAGGATTGGCACAGATGGGTCTATTAAAGGCAAATGTGGCACTTCAAAAGATAAAAAGAACCCTGATCGGTGTTTGCCAAGATCAAAAGCGAACAGCCTTAGTAAGTCTGAACGAGCTAAGACTGCTCGTAAAAAGAAACGTGAGGGCAGTAAAGGCAAAACTGTTGTTTCTAATACAAAAAGAGCGAAAGTAAGAAATTTAATCGCTGGGGGCAATGTTACGAAAGCGAAAAGACCTTTTAATGGCAAGTCAGTTGCAGGGACTGCCGTAGCTAGAGGTTGTGGTGTAATAATGAGCGATAGGAGAAAGAGAACAAAAGGGGCGGTATCTCAGTCTTAGGAGATTAAAATGGTCGATCCTATATCGGCAATGGCGATTGCTGGTTCCGCTTTTTCGGCATTAAAAAAAGGAGTGAGCATTGGCAGAGATATTGAGTCTATGGGTCGTGATCTCAGTCGTTGGATGGGTGCTGTATCTGACATAGATAGAGCGCACCATGAAGCTAAGAATCCACCAATATTTAGAAAAATATTTAATGCTAAAAGTGTAGAAGAAGAGGCAATAGAGTTATTTACTCAAAAGAAACAATTAGAAAATCAAAGAGATGAGTTAAGAAAATTAATATCTTCAATGTGTGGCCCTAACGCTTGGCAAGAACTATTACGCATGGAAGCTGATATTAGAAAGCAACGTAAGGAAACATTATATGCACAGCGAGAGGCTAGAAGACATTTTATAGAGGCTATATCGATAACCTTTTTAGTAATATTTATTAGTTGTTTTATATTAGGAATAACTTGGTTATTTGTAAACAAGGGCAGTTTATAATGTATTCAGAAATAGAACGAAAAATAATATCCGATTTACGATCATGGTCTAAGGATGCTTTAGAGTATCCTAATGAAAATTATAATAATTTACCAGCGTGTCCATATGCCAAATCTGCTTGGAAAAACGATAAAGTAGGTTTTTTGTTTAATTATATAGAAGGGCAAGATTTAATATATTCTTGCATAAATGATTGGGATGACAGTAAAGATGTTATTATATTAATAGATTTTTCTCCTATGGATTTGGATGAAATGGATATTTTTTTAGATGATTTAAATCAAGATATTAGTGATGGTAAGTACAATACTAAAGATATGTATTTAATGGGTTTTCATCCTGATGACGAAAGTAATGAATTTTTAGATGACAGCCTTGATATGGATGATGAAGATATCCCTTCTTATGCAATGATTTTTTATCAACGATTAAGTAAGTTGCAAGAAGCATCAGATTCCCTTAGAGTAAAGGGGTATTATAATCTATGTGAAGATTATTATAATGCAGAGTCTTTATATAAACGTAGAAAATCCATTTATAGGAGATTAAAAAATGGCTGATAATAAAAAACCTAACCCTGTTACCCCTCAAATGTCTGCCGCTGCTTTAAGAGAGTTAGCTAAAAAAATGGGGTTTAGTCTTACAAGAGTGAAGCCAAAAGGCATGATGGGTGGTGGCAAGGCCAAAAAAATGATGCGAGGTGGCAAAGCCAAAAAAATGATGCGAGGTGGCGGTGTTTCTCCCAGAAAAGCTATGGGAATGATGGGTGGCGGTAAAGCCAAGAAAATGATGAGAGGCGGTAAGGCTAAGAAGAAATAATGACTGTTTCAGGCTCTACTGATTTTGAATTAGATGTATCAGATTACATTGAAGAAGCTTATGAGCGATGTGGCTTAGAGGTAAGAACAGGCTATGATCTAAAAACAGCAAAGAGGTCTTTAAATTTGTTGTTTGCAGATTGGGCTAATCGTGGTCTTAACCAATGGACTATCGCTCAAAGAACACAAACTGTAACTAAATCTGACAATGATTATGATTTAGGAACAGATGTAATTGACGTATTATCTATGGTGATAAGAAGAGATGGAACTGATTTATCAATGGACAGAATATCTAGAGATGAATATTTATCTATACCTAATAAAACTACAGAATCAAGACCAACTCAATTCTTTATCGACAGACAGTTAACACCAAAAATTAAAATATGGCCTACTCCTGAAAACAGTACAGATGTTTTAATATTTGATTGTCTAACTAGAATAAATGATGCAGATACATTTACAAATACGGTAGAGGTTCCATTTAGATTTTACCCGTGTTTAGCTGCTGGTCTTGCTTATTATATATCAATTAAAAAAGCCCCTGAAAGAGTGCAACTTTTAAAAGCTATATATGATGAAGAATTTGATAGGGCGCAAGCAGAAGATAGAGATAGAGCTTCATTTAATATAACCCCTAATTTATCTCTATATCGAGTTACATAATGGCTAGATTCGCAGCAGGAAAAAATGCTTTTGGCATTTCTGATAGGTCTGGTTTTAGATATCGATTAAAAGATATGAGAAAAGAGTGGAATGGTTCTTTAGTGGGGCCAGATGAGTATGAAGCAAAGCATCCTCAATTAGAGCCTATTAGGACAATACCAGATGCAGAAGCTATTAGAAATCCCAGACCAGATGTTAGCGATGATAATATACCTTTTATTGTATTTACTAGCACAGGAAAAGATATTATACCTTCATCTATTGAGGATTTAAATACTTTAACAGGTAGCGTAGGAACAGTTACGGTGAGCATATCATGAGCTATACAAACACTACATTAACCAACGCAATCAAAGAATACACTGAAAATACTGAAACGACTTTTGTTAACAATATTCCTAATTTTATTAAGAACGCAGAAGAACGCATATTAAAATTAGTAGAGTTAGAATATTTTAGAAAAAATGTTACAGGAATC